TTTCTAATTGGTCAAAGACATCAAATTTTTTATCTAAGTTGGTTTCATTTTCAAACTTCTGAATCAGGTGATTACAAAAATTTTCTGGTATAACATTTTCATACATTTGAATCATAATGTATCATCTTTAATAAATTTAATCACAGGCAAAATATTGGCCACGATTGTTTGTGCTTCCGAATAGGAGGTACAAATAACTCTACAACCAACAATGCCATCAACAATTCTTATATCGAATGGTATAGGTGCACCGGTTGGCATCCATTGCTCTTCTATGTAACAATATACAAACCATGCTTTTGCTTGCTTACATCTTTCAAATAAATCATCAGCAATCTTCTTTGGACTAAAATCATCAGGCTCCGCAAGGATGATCATTTTACATCCTTTATTATTCCTTCGAAAGCATACATTTTGGCAGCTTCTTCGGCCTCTTCTTCACTACTAAAGAATTTAGTTAATTGTGATCCTGTTTTATTATCAATAAAGTCAACAATGTAAAAAGGCGTAACCACACAGCTCGCCAAAAATCCTATTTCGGCCATGCGATGTCCATTGGCACCAAAAAAAGTTACTATCTGATCAATCATGATATTAATCCTATGAATCTGTTTAATACTACACGGTTAGCAACACGGCCACCAGTGTACTTACTGAAAGCCGAAACGAGGCCACGAGTAGTGGCATTTTCTTTAACTTCAAAACTAGAATTTTCTTCTGTATCTAATGCCTCAGACCGCAAGACATAATATTCATCAAATCCTGCAGTCTTGACAACTGCATACTTATTCTTACGAAAGTTTGATTTAATCACATCATAATTTGCAGTACGAGGATAAAATTCATGCATCTTGCGGCCAAACTCACGACCAGTGATTACATAAAAACCAAGAACATTACAACCAGTTTTAGCTTTCAACAACTTAACATAAGCGGCAGTATGTGAGGCACAGTTATATATATTTTCAATCGTTTCTTGTTGTTTTGTAACTGGATCACGAATCACTATACCAAACTGTTCTCGGGAATAACCGTAAGTGTCTCCTCTAGTAGTAAGACGTCCATCATCCGTTTTACTATAAACATTACGAATCGTATGTCCTTCGCCATCAGTTAAAAACACAGTATTTACAATTTGTAATTTATACTGTTTTTGGAAATGTGGTACAATCTCCATAGCAGCAATTGTTGCTTCGTTCAATGGCGTTCCACCCATCGTCATCCAATATGGCAGAAAACGAGGACTCAAAGACATTTTAACCAATGACGATGCTGCAAAGGTAAATTCACCAGCTGTCATTTTACTGGATAACAGATTCATCAAGTAAAAGTTTTTAGAAACCAAATCACCTTCTTTTGGCGTAATCGTATAATCGTGTGCATCATGCGATTCTGGTGTTGCAAAGGCATACACATCATAAGGAATATTCACCTTCTTACAAAACATCACCAATGAAAGTAATTGTTTTACGGTGTTCTCAATGTGGTTTGACATCGAACCAGACCAGTCAAGGAACATGACTAGGCCATGAGATTTACCATTAGGCACAACCGAAATCTTCTTAAAGATGTCATCATTAAACTGATACGAGAAAATCTTCTTCATGTCAAGTTCACCAGTTTTGGCAGTAGATGCACGTTTCAACTGGTCGGCATTTTTTCTCAATTCAAATTCTTTTACCAAATAAGAAACAACCTTATTGGTTTCACGGCGCATTTTCAAATAATGAGTATGGTCATTAATATCTCTCTTATAGTCGGCCATTGTTTCTCTGTATCTTTTATACAGAGTTTTGTATGATACGATTCCTTTATTCATATCGAATTTGGGAATGTTACCATAGAGTAAGTTTTTTGCATTTTCAGCAAAAAGTTTCTTTTCGTTTTGTTTGTAAGCTTCATCAGTAAATGACCGAACATTATCTTCTTCCACTTTTTTGTGGTCAAACCGATCATCACCATTGATTAGCTCATCATCATCTTCAGATTTTTCTTCACCTTCATTAGAATCGGATGGCACATTACCTTCTTCGTTTTCGGTTTCTTCGCCTTCTTCATAATCATCTAAATCGTCCCAAGAATTAAATCCATCATTACCATCTCCATCTTCTTCGTCTTGTTCATCATCAGGCGACATTTTGGACTTACGCTCTTCTTCTTGTAGTTTCATATATTCCACAATGCGTTTGGTTACATCAATAACCTGATCGTAATTTTGGGTGGTTTCTACTTCCTTGAGTAAGGATTTTTCTTCGGCATTAAATTTAATACCAAGACCTGCGCCAAGTTTACAATGTAGGTTAATGCGGTCAATAAAATTCATTTCATTTAAATCAATACCATTAGTACCAAAAAAATCTTTGGCATAAAGTTCTTTGTATGCTTTAACGAATGAATTACAGAGACCAGGATATTTGTATTTGATTTTTCGCTCGATGCGGGAATCTTCTACAACATTAAGAATAGATGGGTTTACTTTTTCATCTCTAGCTTTGAACATACCATCTATGGGTGTGTAAAGTGCATGACCAACTTCATGACCAACAAAAAGGTCGTAAGTGTAGGCATTGATGTTATTATCTAAAACTGGAATTACCAAAACACGATTTTTTACATCAAACATAGCTGTTGATACCTTACGGTGTTCTACCACAAGGTTTTCGGTTGCCATTAGTTTAGCAAGTAACGATTTGGTGTCTTGTAATTGCATGAAATCTCCTAGTTAATTCCATTATTATACAGGAATCCAAGGATCCGTCAAGATATTTCGAAAAAAGCGTTGTTTTTTAGCAACAAACCGCTTATTGATAGAATTCCTTGCGTTTTTGGTAGTCGGAAAGGTCATTTTCCATGCCGGTTAATGCTGCCCATTTTCTAGTAACATCATCCAGTCGTTTCCACGCTGGAATTTCATCATCATCTGCTCGTGCCGAGAAAATTAGAGGCTGATTTTGCTCAATCATGTTTACTTCCTTCATTTTTATCAAAAATTTGTTGTTCTAATGCTGATGCCAGCTCTTCTGCAAGATTCGGATTGAATTTTACAAGAAAATAAGCGACATCTTGAGCCGGAATGTGTCGTAAATTGAACATAATTTCATCTACGCCACGATAAATTTGTGATTCTTCCCATTGTTGTAACATTTTCACCTCATTGTATAGTATAATTTTCAATACAGCTGACTACGCTGCCTCTTTTCTTCGCTTGACCTACAGATTCTAACCATTTTAACTCAACTTCAAGTTCTTCCTGCGTTAAATCTGAAAGGTAATCTTTATAATCTTCCCATTCTTCACTTGTAATCATTTATTACCTTCTCATGTTAGAAATTTCTTTTGCTTCTTTATCTGTAAATACAGGAACGGCATTTGACTTGTGCATAGTTGCTACACCTTTCATCTTTTCGCCTGTATATGAATTTTGGGATTTCTTGGTACAAGGTATAAAACCTGTATCAATGGAAACGCATAGGGGAGTTTCTCTGCCAGCCGGAACTTTAGGAATAGGCATTGATTTGATTACCACTTTGGAATTAGTTTTATTACAAATCCGAGGTATTTTGGAAATTGATTTTAACCAATCTTCGTGTTGCATCTTCACGGATTTTGGAACTTTGCGTTTTTTCTGTTTTGGAATGTAACCGTGTATAATCATAATATAGACTCCTGACTGGAATCTACAATAATACACTAGTTTTGATGTGTTGTCAAGCTATATGTTGTTTTTATGACACACTTCGGTACCATAAGGTTCCAAAGCATCATTTTAAAACAGGACACCGATACTTATATAAGAAAAATCATATTATAGTGGCAAACACGATTTTTCTTATAAGGTGAAATTAATCGTTTTCCTGATACTCATCGAATAAATCAAACTTTTTTCTTTCCTGAACTTTTAGCTTCTTTACTTCAGAATGTTCGTTATTGCGTTTCTTGTGATGTAAAACATTTTTTGCATATTCATAATCTTCATTGTAATCCTGATTCTTACGAAATTTACCTACAAACTTAGTCACTTGCTTCTCCTATCTTACCGTTTCAAAAGTAATGCCTTTAATTTTTGTTTCAGGCATATTATGCATATCCATATTCGACACATAGGTTATGTCAGATTGTGGATAACAAATTTTTACAATTTTTAATAATTGGCAAACCGTACCATCAGTATCATTAAAAGAGAATATCTCATCGACACACTTAATATTGGAAAGTATCTCACGGCGAGTTTCGTAATTGTGTACAAACCCTCCAACAGAATATAACATCCACCAATCAGAATGTACACCAACAATTAACCAATCACCTTTACGTTTGCATTTTTTTAAAAATTTTAAATTTTCCATATCCAATGGATCAAATTCACCAGTGACGATTATTATTTTTTCTTTTTCGTGCATTGAATTAGGGTATTAGTGTTGGAAATGCCTCTTTAACAAACTTATAATCCAAACCTCTCACACCTTGATCTTTTCTAAAGATCCCAATAATAACTTCAGCTTCACGGGGTTCTAATGATTCAAGTAAAAGAATCAATAGTTCATTCTGTCTCCTAGGAGATAACTTTTCTGCTTCTGCATGTCCTTCTTGAAATAGATACAGTTTTCTAATTTCAGTTGAAAGTTGACACGGTGAAATTCCTGGTTTAGTATCAGGAATCTTGTAATTGTCCGGCATTTCTTTAATTTTCCATTTACAATCTGGATGAAAAGTGAACTGTAGAACATCTACCAAAGTTTTTGATAGGTTCTTTTCAATTATTTCCATTCTTTCTTTTTTATTTTTAGCTTCTTCAAATTCATCAAATACTTCGTAAATATTTTTCATCAAAATTCCTCAATTACATCCATTAGGTTCTTTAGTTTGTGTTCTATAAAATAGTTCAATAACTTTTGGCGGGATGCCGGTTTTGTTTCATCATATGTATTTATGATTTTTTCTTTGATCTCTTTTGGTATATGTGTAAGGTCAATAAGTGTGGCATTTCTAGAATAATTTGCCTTGTCTGTTTCACTATAATTATTCACATCTTCTTTTAGATACTTATCCAAAACTCCTTTGGTGATTGGTTTCTGTCGCAAATCTCGGACAAAACAATCAGAAGGAGAAAACATATTTGGAATACCATCACCTTTGTCACCACGAATAATCTTCTCTTTTAGTTCAATGAGAGGATCAACCGATTTAACAAACTTCTTTTGAGCCGGATTATACTGTTTAACATTAACACCATAATGTTGTAGTTGCAAAAAATCACCGTCACTGGATAGAATCAAAACCTTTTCATGTTTTGCATACATTGGCACAAGTGTACCGATAATATCATCCGCTTCAGCTCCTTCAACATCGATTACTTTGTAAGGAAAATTTTCACGGAGTTCTGATTTGAATTTGGCTAACATATCAAAAATCATATGCCAATCTAAATCAGACTTTTCTCTGGTTTTTTTACGACCAGCCTTGTAGAATGGAAAATATTCTTTACGCCAATACTTGCGATTATCACAACACAAAACAACATCACCATAATCCTTACGGAAGTTTCTGATGTGCATGCGGAGAATATTAAGAATCAGGTGTCGAACTAGACTTTCATCCAGTTTCAACCCTTTTTGATTTGAAATCTGTGCCATTAGGCCAGATAGTAGTACTTGATTTAAATCCACGAGAATCATAACAAACTTTCAATAGTTTCTAAAGACTATATCCTACATTGTTTTCTTCATTGTGTCAAGTAGTTTGTCGATGATTTTATGTGAAGTGGTAGTTTTCTTTGCAATTATACCATAGAATCCACCTGGTATTAATCCAGAGATATACTCTAATGGATCGGCAAGTATTGCCTCAAATGAATCCAGTTCACCATAGGCGTCCTTTTCAGTCTTACTATCTCTGAACAGAACAATATGATAAGTCAAACCTAGTTCGTTTCCTCCAATAGGTTCGCCTTTATTGGCGTACTCTTGTCCTACAATTGCAATTTCATTATCGGTATCACCAGCTAAGAAAGTTAAAAAGTCAAAGCTCTCTTGTTTCATTGGTTTTAAGAAGTCTAGCATTATAGTCCTTGATATGTGATTTTCTCACTCTTACCATAATCCAAGTATTGTAGTAATCTTCCGTTTCCATAACACCACGGCCGAATTGTTCTTTAGCTTCAAGATAACCACATTCACCTTTAGATTGGCAAAGATGTAATATTTCACGATTGAATTTGTCGTGACCTAATTGTAACACATCTTGCTTAAGAATGTCACTACTTCCATAGTAAGTTTGCCAATCACTTGGTACTTTAATCTTTTTCTTTTTACCTTTGACTTGCTTGGTTTTGGCAGAATAAAAGAATTTCTTGCCTATGTATTTTTTACCATTCGTCAGATTAGTTATCTGATACACGAACCCGTAATTATTACCAATTAAGTCTTCCGTAAAATCTTTACCATTATATTGCCAGGTTAATCCCATTCTCCATTGTCCATTTCATCGTCATTATCTTCTATATATTCTTCAGATAATTCTTCGATTCTTTCTCCACAGAAAGGACAATGTTCCGGTAAATCTTGAGATACTTCTTCTTCCATAAATTCTACACTATATTGTGATTCACAGTTGAGGCAATCGCCTGAAAGTACTTTGTTTGTCATACAGATTCCTTAATGAGCCCACACATCACCCCAATCTCCAGATAAAGAACCTTTTGCATAATCGGTTGCTCTATTCTCAAAGAAATTGGTGTGTGTTGGTGCGTTGATCATTTCTTCCACCCACGGTAGAGGATTTCTTTTCACTTTGAACACACCTTTGAGTCCTAAAGAAATCAGTCGGCGGTCTGCAATATAACGAATATACTTTTTAACATCTTCAGCGGATAAATCTTCCATTGCACCCATAGCAAAAGCTAGATCAATGAATTTATCTTCTAATTCTACCATGCGTTCAGCAATTGTATATAGACGACCTTTTAGTTCATCATTCCAAATCTCATTGTTTTCTTGAATGTATGTTCTAAACAATTTGACCATATTTTCGGTGTGTTGTGTTTCATCAACGATTGACCAAGTTACGATTTGACCCATACCCTTCATCTTACCGTGTCGTGGGAAGTTAAGTAACATAATGAATGATGAGAATAATTGCATACCTTCAGTAAATGCGGAGAATACAGCAATATGTGTAGCAGTATTTTCTTTCGTGGTATTTTGACCAGAGATGTTCATAACATAGTCGTGTTTCTCTTTCATCTCAGCATAGGCCATAAACTCGTTGTAGGTTGTGTCTGGAAGACCTAAGGTTTCGATTAGGTGTGAATATGCAGCAATGTGTAACGCTTCTCTTGCAGCGAACCCCAACAACATCATCCTAATTTCTGGTTGTGGGAAATAAGGAAGATAATTATTAACATAACCACCAGCAACGTCAATGTCTCCTTGAGTAAAGAATCGGAAGATGTGTGTGAGAAATTGTTTTTCTTCTTTGGTAAGTTTCTTTTTCCAATCTTTGACATCTTCCAACATTGGAACTTCGGTGTGTAACCAATGAGATTGCTCATGCTTAAGCCATGCATCATAAGCCCAAGCATAATTAAAAGGTTTAAAATATGTCCGTTCATCGGTCATCCTCGATTCTATTTTCTTAATCATTTTTCTTTTCTTTCGTACATAACTGTGTTTGTATCTCCAAGAGCCCACTTAGGATCGGTTTCAACTGACCAACGCTTAGTTGCTACCTTGAAGTCTGGTATTTTTAATTCTTTTGGGTTACTGCTAGGTTCTAATACTATCATTCGATTGTTGGGCTGAGCGGCAAATTGTCCGTTATCCAACTTAATAAAATTATAAGACTTATGATCTTCTACATCTTCAGAAAAACCAGTATCTAAAGTGTTGAAGTCGGGATGTGCTGAGTCCACAGTAAACATATATTCACCATAAGCCCAACCACCACTTTTTAATTTAATTTTGCACTTCATTGATTGTAACTGTGCTTTTTTTATTACTGTAATATCATAAGAAAGACAATCCCAAAGTTGCAGATAATCTAATGGTAAAGGTTCACCTTCAATTGGTTTCCAACAATAAGCATGTAGAGGAAGTTTATCGTATAGTGCGCCATAGTGATTTAAATATGATTCAATACGAAATGCTTGACCTCTTAATGATTTAATACTCACCCACCAGCAAGGTTCAAGTTCTCCGTGACCTTTTTCAAAGTCATAGAGAAACTCTTTACGAATAAAACACTTTACTGGTGGTAAGTTAGCAATTATGTGTGACACATTAACCTTCGCAAGCAATACAATCGTTACCTTGAGCAATTTGTGTCATGTCTAGCTCTTTGATAACATTGCGTTCAATCTTCTTGGATACTTTATCTGCTTTACCAATCTTTTCAGAACGGCAGTAGTAAAGTGTTTTCAATCCTTTTTTCCATGCCATAAAATGAATAGCGTGAATATATTTGATGTGTGCATCAGGTCTAAAGAATAAATTCAATGATTGAGCTTGATCAATATATTGTTGTCTGTCGCCAGCCAATTCAATCACCCACCTTTGGTCGATCTCCATGGATGTTTTGAATACATCTTTATCATGTTCTGACATCCAATCCAAATGTTGAACTGAACCATCATTAGCAATAATAGATGACCAAACATCATCATACCATTCTTTAGGTTTTTCATTTGAAACTTGTGTGATAACGGCATCCAACCACTTGTTCTTATTTAAGAAAGAACCGGATAAAGTATCTTGTCTATATGCATTTGCACGGTAGGGTTCAATTGAAGGAGAAGTGTTTCCCATGATGATAGAGGAAGAAGCATTAGGAGCAATAGCCATAAGATGACTAAACCTGAAACCAGTACCTTTCGCATCGGGTGCTTCACCTCTCTCTGTTCCCAGCTGAATGTTGGCGGCATTTAATCCCTCTCGGATTGATTTAAAGATTCTGTTATTGGCCACTTTCGCCATAACACCCTCAAAAGCGATTCCGTTACGCTGTAGATAAGCATGAAACCCGAGAGCACCAATGCCAATAGAACGCTCTCGCTGAGCGGAGTATCTGGCACGAGAGATAGCATCAGGAGCGTTATCAATAAAGTAATTAAGCACGTTATCGAGCATTTCAGCAACGTCTTTAAAAAATAGTTCATCATTTTTCCATTCATCGTAAGTTTCTAAATTCAAAGAAGATAAACAACACACAGCTGTTCTTTCTTCATTCGTAGGCAGAATAATTTCAGAACACAAGTTCGATTGGTGTACTTTTAATCCTTTATCCTTTAACCATTGTGGCAATTGATTATTGCTTGTATCGATAAAATGAATGTAAGGTTCACCAGTATGCATACGCAATTCTAGGATCATTTGCCATAACATCTTTGCGGATACAGTTTCTCTAATTTCATTTGAGGCAGGATCAATTAAATTCCATGAATCATCGAATTCTGGATCTAACATAGATTGTTCGATAAGATACATGAAGTCATCTGTAATATTAATACCGTGGTGTAGATTCAAACATCGCTGGTTAGGATCACCAGTTGGCTTCCTCATTTCTAAAAATGGAATAATATCAGGATGGGAAATATTGAGATAAGCAGCATAAGAACCACGGCGTGTGCGACCTTGTCTATAAGCCAACGAAGATGCGTCATATATTTTGAGGTGGGGCATAACACCAGTCGACTTATCATCAGCAGACCTAATACCAAAGCCAATACCAACGCCGCCGCCAAGCATACTAAGCCAATTTGTTTCACTAAGATTATCAACTAAACCCTCCGCAGTATCTTCAATGTAATTAAGGAAACATGATATAGGCATGCCACGCTTAGAACGACCAAAAGAGAGAATGGGAGTAGAATAACTGAGCCAATGTTTACTGCTGTATTCGTATAGTCTTTGTGCATGATCTTGATTACTTCCAAACGATTTTGATACAAATGCAAATCTATGTTGTGGTGATGTTTCATCTTCTTTCATGTACGATTCTTGTAATCGTTTAATTCCTAATTCATCAAAAAGTTTATCTCGTTCTAAATCTATATTAATGCCTAGGTATTCCATATACTTGCCTCATTGTTATTTTTATTTGACGAATTCTTTAATCATTGGAAAAATTGGTTCGATTGCATCAACGCAAGCTAAAGCAATTTCTCGATGTTCCTTTTGTGTTTCTACTCCACTACGAAGCTGTATATAGTGAACCCATGATCGTAGAGTTCCATTCATATACAACCTTGATACTGTAATGCCTTCAGGTAAAACCGCACGAGCTTGTTCTTTTGCAATACCGTGTTCTAATGCCCAACGATAGGCTCTTTCAGCAGCCACAATTACATAATCTTGTTGTGTTTCCCAATTCAATTGCAAACCAACATCTTTCGTTTCAATACTATTTTGCCGATTTTTTTCATCTTGTAACCGAGCTTCTTTAAATTCAAAACCCAAATCAGCCACGGCATATCTTTGGGAGAACTCTTGGAATGAAAAAGAACGGTGCCGCAATATTTGTCTTGCAATGTCACGAGTTGTTTCAATCTCCAAACATATACTCACCATTTCAAGTGGCGACCAATGTTGGTGTTTAATAAGATATCGAATTAACTTCTCACTTGTTTCATGGTTTGCTTGATTACTTGGATTTGAAACCCTTGCACAGAAGGCAATAAGTTCGGTCAAGTTTTCAGCAAAGTGTTGAGCCGGCTGTGTGTATGATAATAATTCTACTTTCATAATTTTATACTTTCTTCCAATTCACAAGTTCTGCTTTTGCTCTCAAATTAACGAATGTGTATTTACTTATAATGTCTTGAATTTCATCTGGTGAGAATCCATCCAGTATCATATCGTTAATGTCTTTAGATTCAATCATTTCTGGCCAAATCACTACATGATAATGTTTTTCTATCGCATCATCAATTTTTTTAATGATTTCTTTATTGCGTGGTTCATTATCAAATACTAACACCACTTTACTCTTGTCGTATATAGAGGTGATGGATTCCAAGTTACTATCAGCAGTAGCCACAGCGTTGTCTAAGAACATGCTGTCAATAGGACCTTCCACTACATATATCGTCTTGTCCTCGTCTATCCTATCAGCACCAAAGACTTTATGGTTGTCATCATGTAGTTTGATTGTGATGTATCGGAGTTTAGATTCTCCTAACGCTCTCCCCTGTATTGCAACAAGGTTCTTTTCTTTATCGTAGAACGGAATAACGAGGCGTTGGTCATTTTTGTGAAGTCCGTCTTTTTCAATCCCAAGACCTTGTACGAAGGCTGCGAAATCTTCCGCAAAGTATAGTTGCGAGTAAAAGGTCTCCGGAATCCTTCTTTGCTGAACATAGTTCTTAGCAAAATGCGCCTTTGGTAATGAGTCAATTGTAGGAAGTTCCAAGGCCTTTTTGAAGATGGGCGCTGGCGACTTATACTCCTTGAAATTTGGTTCGCTGTGGTTGGATTTGTTGTTATCTCCATTTTTATATCTTTCAAGTGAATATTCTTTAATGAGTGTAGGGTCAACTCTATCTAAAAAGTTATAAAAAGAACAGGATGCGCCACAGTTATGGCACATATAGAAGTAGTCATTCTTCTTGCGAAAAACGTAGCCACGACATTTTGTTTTATTCTTTTGAGAATCTCCACACAAGGGACACCGAAAATTATAAAGGTCGTCTTTCTTTTGAGAAAACCTTTGTAGTTTTGGTGAAATGCGGAGTAGGAAAGTTCTGTCAATAAAGACACTCATGATATATTCAATTCAGTTATATGACTATTTAAGTAGACTTATAATTGTATCAGGATTAAAGTGAGAAATCAACCATGAAAGAGCAACAATACCACCGGCAACCATCCACTTCCATTTAAGTAATTGGTCTAATGCCTCTTTTTCTTTTAGATTATGGTCTGCCATGTCTTTGCGTAAAGATTTGAATTCTTCCATAATTTTTTCGTTAGACTTTTCCATTTTGTCCAAAACGGTGTCTATTCTTTCGTGAATTTCTTTGATATCGTCCTCGGTTTCTAATCTTCTTTTGTCAATGTTACTATACACACCAGAAATATGTCGGTCGTGTTGGTCCACAAGTTTTTCTATAACTTGATCCATTTTATTACATAAAGCAGATAAAGTCAATACTTGCGTCTTTAAAACACCAACATCAACCTTAATCTCGGATAAATCATCTGCCATTATTTTTTCTCTGGTACTTTTGTGCCTTCTAATTTCTTATGCACTTTGATTTCTTTACAAACTTCTTTTTCTTTACCAGTTTTTGCATCTTTGGTTATAATACAAGATTTTTTGGTTTCAGCTGCGTAAGCAACCTGATAACCAATAAGAGACCAAGCTACAAGATTAAGTGCAATTAAAAACTTTTTCATTTTTCTTCCTTTTTGGCAAATTTTTCTGAAGCAGTAAAACCTAATCCTGCAATTACAAGATATATCATTGATTCGAATAATACTGGTGTTACTTTGTAACCAAATATGTCGGCAACAAGTGCAAACCCACATATTAAAAATGACATAAATGTTATAACTCTTTTGCTACTGACAGAACTATCTGTTCCATCGGATAACATACTGTTTAACCAATTCATTTTATAACTCCGGTTGAGGTGGTTGAACAGGTGCTGGTTTACCACCAAATCCCGTTACAACTCCCGGTGTAAATGGTGATGCTGTTGGTGTTGCGGTAAATTGATTTGTGTGGCCACCAAACGAACCAGTAAACTGTGATGTATTTCCACCAAAGCTTGTTGATGAACTTGGTGTAGATGGTGTGGTTGGTGCAGGCGATACTGTTGTTGGTCTATTAGCCAATTCTAATGCTCTTTTTTGTGCATCCTTATCACCACCAGCCAACATGATACCTGACAATGTACCAGTCAAAAATGTGGCGATAGGTACAATCAACTCAAAGAACTTTTGGTCGATTGGAGAAATAGCATTGAGTGGTTGTGTTACGAAAATTAAAGAATACAACACAACGAATACAATACCAAACAATGTGAGTGTCAAACAAATACCAATGAAAAACTTCAGACGAGCCATTAACTGCTCTTCTGTATACATAAAATCTGTTTCTGGTTGTTTTGTTTCTTTGTTAAATAAATTCATTTGCAATTCGCTCCGGTTACTGTTGGTGTTGGTGTTTTTTGTGTGAGTGACTTATCTCCAGCAAGACCAACTCTTGGATCATTTTGACCTTTAAAAATATGTTCCGGACAAGTTCTAGTTACATCACACCATGGTAATTTACATATATCTTTGTCCCAATTTGCTGGATCTTGGCATGGATATCGAAATCTATCACCACTAAAATAAGCCAATGTTAAAGGCAATAATAATATAAACAAAATCCACTTTAATAACTTCTTGTCATTCATTAATGGACTCCTAATACATGAAGTGCGTGTTCATAATGTTTGATTCTATCTTCAAGGCCAATGGTACCACCATTGATACGCTTTGTTAATGTTAATATGTCGCCTTTGTCAGCCCATTGATTTAGGTTGTTTGTTTCCCAGAACCAGCAAGCAGATTGAGCAGCACCTTCAAAAGTTTGTAAATATTCGGATGCTTCTTCAACAGATACTTCAATTGAAGCAGCAAACCAAGAATAGTTCTCTTTACCTGTCAATTGAATTAGGCCACGACCACAATATCTGAAACCATCACCAGAAGCTTCATCACCATTACCCATACGATTAGCATAGATACGATTTGCAATTGCTTCTTGTTTATTTGGTTTGTTTGCATACTCATTGGCCAATTCATCTGTTGGAAAATACTTGGCAAAGAGTTTACGCAAAGTCGGCGCACGATAATTTAAATTCTCTTTGAGAAATACAAAATTACCGGATTCGTGAGCGCATTGTGCTATGAAGGCAGCAATGCGTTGAGGTGTATTGATACCATAATCGGGTAACAATTGTGACAATGCATTGTGCCATTGGTCAATGTATGGATTCTTTGGAAGCAATTGCTTCAGTTGATCTTTTGTCAGTTCCATTATTTCTTGATCATTCCTAAAATTTTAGCTTTAATTGCTTTAGCCCAAAAAGGTTCTGGAAAATGCCAACCTACAAATGCGCCAACTAAAACCCAAAAAAGTGTATCTACCATTTTTTATTCCCCCTATGCCATTAAAGAAGCTGCACTAATAGCAGCGTTGATGATTAAATTTAATTGCTCTTTTAATGCCAATCCTTCAGCATCGTCAGCAATACCTTCCATAATATTAATGCCTTTCAGCAATTCGACATATTCTTCTTTACTAACTAATCCATCGGCCAACATTTTATTGTATTCAATGATGTAAGCATTTAATTGTTCTGGTGTCATCTTGGTTTGCTCCCTAGTACATGTTGAATTGTATCAGCTGATTTAACAATCTGTTGTAGTTTTGCTTTACAAAAAATTGGTGAAATCTTTTCTGCTTTGTTAAAATAATCTCTTGTATCTTTTGTCAATGTCAATAACTTGGTTGACATATTATCCGTATCTTTATTTCTTGGTATATGAGATGTAAAATTCTTAAATTCTAAAGTTTTAATATACAAATCATTTACCTGTGCAACAACTAATAATTGATTGCCACAATTTTCTTCGGCAACTTGTGCTTTTGTTTTAATATCATTAACAATGAAGTATTCGTTAGTGTCATACTTGGCCATAAAGTAGGCATCAAATAAAGTACAACCACTTAACAATACAACAAAGGCCAATGGTATTAATTTTTTCATTAATTACACCATGATTGCTTTGCATCACCAAAGTATTCACGAGCAAAACCATTTTGAATTAGACCTGTGCGTAATGATTGTCCATCTAAAATGATGTCACCTAAGACACGGCCACCAAATTTATCCCAGCTATACAACACAACTTGACGCTTGGTAGATTTTGCAATGGCGGCTTTTGTAAATTCAGTAGCGGCCTTGCCACGGGTATCTTCGGAAGGACATTGAGCTCTGTGTCCTTTTTCTGGAGTATCCACACCGAATATTCTAACGGCAAGTTCGGGTTTAAGTGGTGCTGGTAAAAAGGGAGCCGCTATGACCACAGTATCGCCATCAATCATGCGGACAATCTGTGCATCATAGGTTACACCTTGCGGAGTTTTTTGTGCCATCACCAACATTGGCATTGCAAGTAATACAAGTAGTAGTTTTTTCATTTTACACTATCAAATATTTGTTTCTGTTGTTTATACCATAACTGCCATGCATTATATCTATCCTGTAACTCATAATACAGTCCGTAATTCTCATTAGCATTTTGTAACAGGTCTGCTAATGTCTTTTTATCTTCACTTAGAGGCTTTAGAGCCGGAGCGGGCTCCATTAGCACTTGAGGAACCTCTGGAAATTTTTGGCTCAACGGCACGGTTGTAGAGCATCCAAGCGTCATCAGACAACTCACACTTAGAATTAATAGCTTCTCTCTTTGCTTCAATATCCCTAGCATTTCTATTCACCTTCTCTTTAATCAACTCTTTATTTTTACTAACTTCATTTGCCAACTTTTCATTGACCTTTGCAGATTTAATTTCTGCTTCTTTTATCTTTGCTTGCATTTCGGCTATTCTAGCACGATATGACATTTCTGTGGCATATCCTCCTTCAAAGAATACACCAACTACTAATAACACTATACCTAATTGTCTGCCAACTAAAGCGTATGGTTGTATTACAGGTATAAATCTAACTAACGAACCTATAAAAGTCAACAACAGTCCAAGTATGACTAAACCGTGTATTGCCCATTGTAAAATCCAATCAGGTATGAATGATAAGAACCACATATTAAGCCTTTGGAGATTTTCTCCGGATAGACATCAGTATGGCACTCTTTTTTCTTCTTGGTAAATAAACTCCTGGCTCACCGCCTTTACCGCCTGTTCCGGCAATTGCGCCATCACCGACCACATTTGTTGGACCAACAGAACCCCCCATCGCACCATCTTCACTAACTGTTTCTTCGGTTCTCCACCCGCCACCCATAGCTTTATATTTTTTCGATGCCCATCCATTTGCGTATGCGGATGGATATACTGCAAATTTAGATTTGGCGGCGGCCTTAGCACGAGCCCATTTTTCTGGACTTGTTGGTACATTCTTTTCTTCAATCTGTTCAACTTCTTCTGGTACACAATTAGGTACCATGCGATTGCCTTTTTTCTTCATACCTTTTGCTGTATATCCGTCCCAACAGGCTTCATCGACTTCTTCTGTCTTTACATTGATTGGTGCACCACGGCGTTCCGGATTAGGATCTTCTCTACGCTTTCTTTGAGCAGCAGAAGCACGAGCTTCTTTGCCTATTGCGTGAGCTTTTGCTTGAGGTAAACACTTTGGTTTACCTTCACCAGGTTCTCTAGCACAATCACCTTTAATGTTGCCTTTGGTGTCCATGCGAACCCACTTTTGTTTAAACCATTGGCGTAAATCTTCACCAAGATATTGTTTAAATGATTTCATTAGCAGTTCCACTTTCTTAAAGCTTTGTTGATACGTGAATCTGGATCATTTGCGGTTTTGGCTGAAGTTAATCTTTTCTTCATGCCACCCATACGAGCACAAAATGATTTTCTACGATTTGCTGATTTTGAACCTGGTTTTAATTTGGATGGTTTTGTTGTAACAGCCATAGACAACTTTGAACCGGGATTTTCTCTGCGGTAAGATGCGATACCTTTACGATTTAAACCGCCTTCTGGATCTTTGCCGGCAGATCGTTGCCATGCTGGAGATTTCTCATCCAAATAATCTTCTTCTAGGAACTGTTTAAATGTTTTCATATTTTTCTAAGTATCTCTGCGATATTAACATCTATTGGAATTTCTGCAACCGGAATGTTTTTACCTCTAACTCCATAAACCATTTCGGGAACTATATTCAAATAAGACAAAAAAGTTTTCAAAATATCATAATCTCTTTCGTCTATTTTATAGAACAATATTCTTGCCGTATGTTCTGGACCAAAAACATTATTCAATAAAATAATATGATTCAATATCAATCTCTCTTTAAGAGATTTTGTAATTTTGTACCTACGAAACAACCTTTTTAAATACTTTGTTCGTTTGATATCACTTTCGAATTCAGACATAATACAATGTGGTGCATTATAGCACTTAACTGCATATATCATAAAATTGTTGTCATTCAAATCATCAAACATATTATTCTTATTATAAAATGGGAGCCGAAGCTCCCATATATTCAGTTTAAAGTTAAAGTACTATTAAACTACATCCAACTTAGCAGGTGTAGAAGTTACATCCGTAGCTTCTGTGCCTGTTGCGTTAATCACTACACGATAGTAATTGTTGTCTGCATCAGTAAATGTAGGAATAACTACCAATGCGGCAGTAGTTCCGCCTGTGTATGTTGTGTTTGCAGGTGTACCATTCACTACGTTTACATATGAACCACTAATCGTTGCAGAACGCTGCCATTGGAATGTCAACGGAGCAGCTGTATTACCTTCAGTGATACTTGCTGTTACACGGAATGTAGCTGTATTACCAACTGTTAAGTTAGCAGTATTGCTGCCTGGTTGTGAACTGATAGTAATTGTTGCATCAGGATAGATTGGGCTGGTATTGTCTGTGATAATGCCAGTAGCAATCAAAACTTCTTGTTGCACACGACCTGCACGTCCACCAGATCCAACGGTGCGTAACACCCATCCACTATGAGCCACTTCATCATTAACATCAGCTTCAAAGGCATCAACAGCAAATAAACCAATAGTTTCATCAGTAGTATAAACATCTGGTGTTGTATTTTGGTATAATAATGCTACGTTGGCCGCTGTTGGAGCAGAAGCGTTAATTTTTGTGTTTGCTGCGTTTACAATTGTCGAATTTACAGCCCAATACGGTGCGTTGGCTGCGTTATCGTAATTTCCCCATGATGGCATTTTATTCTCCTTAAATAGCCTTGTTTGTGTTTATTTATCTGTTTTCGTACTGCTGTTTTTAATTTCTGAACTTGATGGTTTTCTCATTACAGGATCAATTTCGAGGGTATCTCTAGTTTGACCCGTTAGTGTCTTTCCACCCTTCAACACCATAGCTGCTTGGTTATTTTCGTCACCATCAACCTGTACCTTTTCGACCTTTGGTTTTCTACCATAGGTTGCTACGGACTTATCTTCTTTTTCATGGTCGTAAAGTTCTTCTTTCACCATCTTGTGTTTCTTATATAGAGATTTAATCATCCGAGCAGACTTGGACATTTCTTTTTTACGAGAATATGTTGGCTCTCTATCATCAGCCTGAGTTCCCATATCAAAAGGTGTTTGTGTTGCAGCCTGTGTATCTTGGAATACATCTTCACTAGTTGGCCTAAGACCAGTCTGACGGTCTATTGAACGGTCAACACCAGCAGAAACCTTTTTAATTCTTGCGTTGCGTGGTTTTGTAGATATTTCACCAGGTTTTTTATTTGAATATGAAAAGTCGGTCAATCGTTTCTTATGATAAGATTTGACAGTTGACATTTTTAATTCATCAATTTGTTCAACATCTTCAATAACCCAAGGAACTTCTTCTTTTTGTGGTTGATTTTGTGTTGGTTTAAAACCAGTCAGCCGAGAAATCGATCTTGACACATTTTTTGCTGAAACTTCTTTGCCTTTTTTCTTTTTACCAACTTGGTCACCATGAAAGTCATCTCTACGCTTTTTATAAAGAGATTTTACTGTATCATAATTCAATTCATCAATCTGTTCAACTTCTTCTTTAACAGTAATGTGTCGCTCCACTTTTGTTAGGCGGCAACCTTCTTTACATTTTTCATTTGCTTGACGAATCGCATCTTCATCGTCTTTCGCAATCAACAAATTCATTCCTGTCCATTCACCTGTTTTTGGATCTTCATAGTGTGCGGCGTGTGTATGAGAATCATTTTTTTCAGTAATATCAATTTCTTCTTTCATTTCATCTTTTCTTTTACCAAAAGTGCCATGAACAAGTTTATCTAATTTTTTATGGAATGCAGTTTCTTTTGTTTTACTAACGCCAGATTCTTCTTTGACAACAGCATCGTGCGGATACTTTTCAGATGAACTCTTTCCATCTCTAACAACATGCACAGATTGGTTATCTACTTTGGTTACTTTACCTTTTTGTTTACCAAAAAACTTGGAGTTGACCGTAACAGAATCACCAACTTTGTGTGTCTTTGCTAATTTATTAAGTGAATCAATAAACTTTTGGTCCGCTTCATTCACTTCAGATTCTTCTTGTGACAACTTCTTTTGGTGTTTTGCCATCTGAGCATATGTGTCAGCTGTATTTGGCATATCTTTAGAAGTTTTGGAATAATGTGTATATCTGTCCGCTTTTGCTGCAGCAACTTTCTTTTTCACATTCTTCATAAATTCACCAGATTCTTCTTTGTTCAGTTGTTTTTCTAAACGGTCAATAGAACATTTCATATCTTCTTTACCAGCAGCATGACGGGCTTTCATTGCTCGTTCAATATCATCATGTTTCTTTGCTCGTTCTGCTGCAGCCTGACGAAACTTATCTAAAGCGGTGCCTTGAATAGTTTTGGCTTCATCGAACTGAACTTCTTCTCTTTGAGATTTCATTTTATCTCTCGTAGTAGAAGAAACATAATCGGCAGGATCATCAAAATTATGGTCACGTTTCCACTTTGAAAACTCTGTCGATTTGGCATGAGAGATTTTTGTATCTTTACTTACAAATTCTGGATTAATACCTCGTGATTTGAGGTATGAACCCAACATACTAGTTTCTGATTCAGTAATGCCTACACGAACTGACCATGGATCATTAGGATCGGTACCAAAGGTGGGTTTTGGTTCACCTTTGATAATCATCTTTAGTTTTTTAGCTAAACTCATCTTGTACCTTAACCGTTATTACCAGGAGCCTTACCCAGCATTTCTGTTTTAACTCGTTTCATTGCTGCTTGAGCCAAATCTCTTGCACGACTCATTGGTGTGTGTTTTGCACCAGATTTATCTGTTGTTACTTTATCAATTTTTTTGTATGGACCATCAAAAGGAGGTTGGTCTGCATTTGTTACAAAAGGAACATTATCTGTTTCTGGTTGTTTGCCTTCGTTCGTTTCTTTTTTACCAGTTAAAAAGTTTTTGAAGTTTTTTAGATCAGATTTAACAGTAGGTTTTTTACCCATATCTTTTAAGTAAGACTTATCTGCAACATCTGTATTCTTTGGTGGAGTTGATTCATAAATGCCACTTCCATGAAACTTATGAGCAATGTGCATGGCCATTTTTTCATGATCTTCTTTTGGCACATTGGTACTTTTTAAGTAGCCTAAAGCTGACTGATGAATTTTATTATCATTACCGGCATCACTATTATAAGGAGCGTGTTCAGAATTTGTCCAATTATGAAAATGATGTTCAACTTCAGATTTTGAAACCTCATTCAATCCAACTTCTTCAGGCAATTTACCCTTAGGACCAGCTCGTTTAATATCATAGGCATGAGCTCTAGTCATACCCACTTTATCGCCAGGATAGGTTTTTTTATAAACTTGGCCTGTGCCATGTTTTTTTGCATAGGATGCTCTATTGGCTAAAGGATCAGAACCACCATAACCTTCTTTTTCATCCAACTCAACTTCTTCTTTACGAACAATACCTGCTGGAGGAATTGATACCAAACCACCATGACCAACATGAGGTTCACGAGCAGTCATGTTCATTGGATCGGAGTTTGGAATTCTATTCTTTGTTTCAGCCGCTTCTTTATCTTTAGCTGAAACTCTTACTTTGAATTGTTTGAAAGTGTTTGACATACCACCTGGCATACGACCAGCAACGGTGTCTGTTGTTACAGGATAACTATCATCTACCGACTCGTTGCGTTTCTTTGCATAGTAAGCTGCAAGTGCCATCTTTTGACGCTTCTTAACTGATTTACCAGCAAACTTTGGATTATCGGAATGAACAAAATCACTGATGTAGTCACCAGCACTTGCATCTTTAGAAAGAACTTCTTGCAACTCAGCTTCAAACGCTGCTTCTTCTTCGATATAATTTGAAATGAGTTTATCTTTGAAAAATTCTTCTTTCTTGATCTTAGCCATTTGAGCTAATTGTGATTTGTTTGGGCCTTTGGTGTCATCAACAGGACGCTTTAATTGGTCACGGCGTGCTTTAGCTGAATCACCATACGAAGAACCATATACTCTCATGCCAGTAGATGTTGCAACTTTATCTGCTTCATCCAATTCAGTTTCTTCACCACGTAATTTGGCCAAATCACCAGCATCAATTTCATCTTTTGGATGATTGAGTTTAGCAATCTTCTTTTGTTTGTGTGATAGTTCTTCTTTATGCATCTTATCTACATGCTTACTGACTTCACCATCTTTGCCATGTAATCTTTTTTCATGTTTTTTTACTTCATCTTCACAAGAAGCTTCTTTTATTTCTTTACCATATGAAACTTCTTCACCTTGAACTTTAACAGGATATGTTTTGCCTTTAAACGAAAACATTTTTTCGCCTTTGGTGTGAGCATCATAAGCGGCTTTGCGTAGACCTGTTTCTTCCAAGTCGGCTTCGTCCATACACTTTTTAACTGCTTCAGCAATTTCATCCATCTTTAACTTATTGACAAACATTTTATTTCTCCTGTTTTTTGTCTTTTATCCAATTGTCCGGTACCTTACCGTGTTTTTTTACAAAATCGTCATGTAAATCTTTACCTGTTGTTTTCTCATCTTTAGAAATTCTTGTCATCAACTTATCAATAGTGTCATAATCGGTTTTTTGTAATTTAGTTAAACCAGTTTCCAACTTACTCACCGCATCTTCTTTTACAGGTTTTTTCTTTTTGGTAATAGCCACACCAATATTTCGTTCTGCATCTTTATAAGACTGCATGGGCTCAAAATTTGTCGCACCATTCAGAACGCCACCTACTCCCATATCTGATATGGATGTATCATTCTGAAATCCTTTGTACTCTTTAATCGTTTTTCTAAAACTATTAAATTCTTTTTGTTCTCTATATGTTACATCGCCTAGACCGGACATGGGATATACTGTTCCCTGCTGGCGTGTATCGAATTCTGGTCCAACACCCGTGGTGTTTCGTAGTCTTTGACTTACTGTTGGAGCATCAGAATATCGTTTTTTATTCTTTACTTTTTCTTTGTCTTTGGAGAAGTTGGCTTCTTTTGGGACTGGGTTGATCGTGAGCGTGGGTTTGCTTTCTTCGCTATAGGTGCGGAAGATGTAGGTTTTTGTTCTTTTTGGTGCGTCCCACTTGATGTCGTCTGCGTTGGGGTCTCCTGCACGATTGTCGGCTGGGATACTATCGAGTCCAGCGGCTTGGAGTCCTCGGTTGGTTTTGATTTGAATAAATTTATTAACGCTTTTAACATTTCTTTCTTCCTTAATAATATCAAGTTTATCACCTATATTTAACTTACCGTGGTTTTCGAGCCATGATAATGACACATCATTATAGGAGTTGTTTTCTATAAATGCATTTATATTTATGTAGGTATTTGTGATATCTTGCTCGATTGATTCCAATGAACCAGTATTGTCAATTTGTATAAAGTCATCAAAAGATTCTGAAAAAAGTCTTTTGTTTTTCTGAGCTTGCGACCACTTATCATATCTAATAGATTCGACCATCATCCTAGATAATTTGGTATTTCTTTCTTGACTAATTTCGTTTGTTGTATTGACAAACACCATCATTGTGGAATAACCTAATTCTTCCAGTTCTTCTTTAATATGGTTAATCTTATCAATGCTATCTGCTGGTCCATTAATGATTAGAGGACCACGATTTCGAATGGACTCTCTGCGGAAATCACTTGTCTTTTCTGCAAGTTTCTGTTTATCAGCAAGGTAATCAAAGGCTTGCGTAGCATTCAATTCTACTGCTCGTGATTCAGCAATGGCTTCACGAATGATAACATCTTTACCTGAACCTGGACCACCAGTAACAAAGATAGCCTTGAATAGTCCACGGTTGATATTTTCGTGTATTCCCATGCCTTTGCGTGTATCGTGATAGAGTTCTTTTGCATGGTGGTCGGCAACATGACCAGGAACACCTTTTTTAAATTCTTTATAATTACCTGAAGCCGCATGACTACGCATTTTGGTGCCTGACATACCTTCAGAACCTTCTGCATCAGGATCACGATGACCTGCTGAGTGTACTGTAATCTTCTTATAGTTGTATAGGGCACCTTTATGTGTGCCATTATACTGGTGCAGCTTTTCTTTCATTTCTTTAACACGGTCAGAACCAACGACCATATGTAAATGAGTTACACCGGCCTTATGTAACTTCTCTGCGTGGTGTAAGAATGTTGGATGTTCTTTTGAGGACGATTCAATATGAGTACCTGGAGAATATCTTTTAAGGTGTTTGACCTTAGTTTCACCAGATAATGGATTCTTCTTAGAATCTTGTGAGTGAGAAACCACGACAGAGTGTGATGCTTTGTTCTTATCAGCAACTTCTTTTACCTTGTCGATTAACTTTAAATGTCCTGTAGTTGGAGGATTCATCCGACCAAAGGTCATCACATGGTGTTTTTCACCTTGTTTGGTTTCTTCGACTAATTCTAAAAAAGATTTCATTTACGCACTTTTAATAAATTTTGTTTAGCAAATTCAGCACGGTTAACCAATTTGGTTGGTTGATTGTCGTGATGAACTACGAAACCTTCAGGTTTAGACTTTTTACCTTCAATGTGGTGTTGGTAATGTCCTTCATGTGTTTCTAATGATTTAACCAAAGCATTTTTGGCTTGGTGTAAATGGTGATGCATTGACAATAAGTTTCCATAATGTGCTTTGTGTTTTTCTACATGAGAAATCTGAGAAGTTCCTTCTTTAGTCTTTTCTGATTTGGATTTATCAGTTTTAACTTTTGCAGCCATTTTAGAATGAACATCATGCAAGTGTTCTTTAAAACCTTTTACACTAGGCACTTCATCGTGTCTTACTGTCTTGTTTATGTATGTCGATAGGTGGCCAGTTTCTCCACTATGATTTTTGTGTATAGAATCATACATTTTGTGACCATGAGTGTCATGAATTTCTTTGGCTGCAGCCATATGTTTCTGAAAGTGTTTCTCGTTCTCAGCTGAGTGTTTAACTTTACTTGTATCATGTTCAGCACCATGAATGTGTACATCTGGATGCTCTTTAAATTTACTGGTATCCACATGAGGAGTATTGTGTTTTAAGTCATTACTATATTGAGTATGCACCACAACACCAACTTTAGATTTTTTAATCTTGTCGGCTTCTTTACCTTTAGCGGTATATGTGATGGTATTTGGTGTGAAAGAAACATCACCTTTAGCTTCTGCTAGATAACCTTCGTGTAGTGTTTTGGTATCTGCATGGTGCATCAAGTCGCCTTGAAATACTCCTTGTTTGGGTGTTACTTTTGGCAGATGTTTGAGAGCGTGTTTAAGTGTTTTTGCTAATCCTGGTGCGTGGCCATGATTTCTATCAATATCAGCTTCTGTGTGGTTAATCTTTGGATTCTTATTGAAAGCCGATTTGGTTGCAACAAAGAATTTATTATTCTTAGGATGATGACCAAAAACAATCGATGGTGAACCATCATATTTCATTGTCAGATTGGTACTTTTATGTCCACCAGTCATGTGTGCATGGGCTTTCATCAAAGCGGCATGAGCGTGTTCAAAACCAGAATGTCCATGCATTAAAGGTCTATCTTCCGCATGATGAATGTGTTTAAGTTCAGAACCCGTTTCAGATTCTTCTTTTAAGAATGACTTAAATGATAACATTGATTTCCTTACTAGATTTGCAACACACTTTGGTTGCCGTTCGCTTATTTATACAACTTTTGGATTTATACAGCTAAACTATAGAAAGATTGGGTTCGATACATAGTGCATCAAATGTTGTCTTTTAATTCCATTTTGTACCTTCAAAATCCAACCAATAGTTTGACATTCTACCCTTTCCTTGTAACAGATAAAACGGTAGTGTATGTATCAATCCTCTACTGGAGTTATAGTATAACATATCCTTAGGTCCTCTGTCAAGTGCCCATGCAAAATGGCTAGAACCGGTATCACCACCAATAAAGATTTCCGATGTGGTAATGTGGTAATAATTCTGAACAAAGTTGGTAGAATACCTCCAACCTTCAAATGGACAACCTTCTGTCGGTTCACCTTTTTTACAAATTATTTTTTCATAATCTTTATACTCATCAATACTAAATTTTTCAATCAATTTTGGCAATAGTTCTCTAGGCCAATTTCGGTATGTGTTGTATGGTGCATCAAACAATGGAAAAATAACAATTTTCTTTTCCATTTGAGCATCATTGTGTATTTTTACCAGGTCACCAGAGATATCTCTAAAGTCCCAAACATTGACCTTTCTCCAAGGTAAGGACTCTGTACCTTCTTCTTTGGAGAAATAGTTAGTCATCTTCAACATTATCTCATAAAATGTTTGACAATGTGTGTCTGAGCTAACATTTCCTGGTTTCAAATGAAACTGTATTGTAGGATTGTTATTTGTTTTTCTAAGGTGTTCTAGAACATTAGCGACACCAATCATATCACCATTACGAACTGTACCAAAAGTACCTGGTTCAATATTGATAATCATAATAAACTTTCTAAATCTTTTGCATGAACTAGTTTTGCTTTACGGTTGAGATAGAAATGTTTTTCAAATACTTTATCAATGTTCTTACCATCGTCCCAAGATACATCATCACCTACTCTAAATTCTGGTTTCCAATCTTCTGCCTTCCACACACAATATAAAGGAACATTACACAAGTCAGCTAGCATACCAACGCCAGTAAAGTTTGTGATGAACGGTTTCTTTAAATTTTTAATGATATAAGCATTCTCTAACATGGGCCGATTGAAATCAATGAATTCACAATCTTTTAAGTGTGATAGTACGTGGGTTTCTCTACGATCATCAATATTACCTACAGCCCACCTATCACCAACATAATAGGCGTCTTTCACAGTAATATCATATTCTGGTGTTTTTACTGTGAAATCATCATCAACTTGAAATTTCATGTGATTAACATCCTTCATAAAATTTTCATAACGGCAAGTTTCAATTGGTCGCCAGAGATTATTTTTATCTTCTCTGATTGGCCAACTGCTCATGTGTGTTGCACCAGTAAAGAAAAGGTCATCATCAAATTCAACACTACTAAAAATGTCTTGGTACACCAAAAATTCTTTGATGCCATTAAACTTTCGCATTTCATGCTTAATAATTAAATCAAACTTACCATACGACTTACTGATACCAGAAAGAACCGGCAAACCATTTAAGAAGTCGCCTAAGTTGGCAGTTCCATTAAGATATATTTTCATTCACTATAATCCTTAAATATTGTAAACCAATCATGTTCGGATACTTTATGCAATTCAAAATGATTTGGTGCTTGTAAATATGACATCAACAATAAGGTTTGGTCATCATCTATTAAGTTATTACTCAATAGTTCATTCACATTGTGGTGAACTAATTTTTCTAAAGTTGGCCACATTGTTCTACCGGCTACAATGCAAGGTCCTGTAATATGCACATCATTATTTGATATCACTTCTTCAATAAATGTTCCTTCTTTCCAATCTTTTAAATTAAAGAAGTGTATTTTATCTTTATCAAAAGGATACTGCCAGCGTTTTACACCATTGCGTACAGACTCATCACGACAATAACCAAAGTCTAGCCAAGCAACCAAATCCGTTTTAATTACATCTAAGGCACGATTGACAAAAGATGATTTTAATAAATTCACAAGAACATAATCGGCATTCCAGTATTCTGGATTTTTTACTTGACTTGGATTAATTTTACTTTGATAAGAGGAGTTCTTTTGTACTTTATTAATTTCTTCCCTAAGATTTTGAAAACTATTCTTAAAGTCAACTATTAATATTTGTGTTGGCTTATCTTGGCGCAACCTTCTAACCTCATCCACCATATCTTTTGAAGTATAAACAACCATATCATTTTCCAATTTAGCCATATGACCAAATCTTTCTAGATAGGTTTGTGTTGTTCTTTGTAGATAGTGTGGTAGTCCTTTATCAGGAGACCAATCACCACGACCAATGTCAAAGAAAGCGGTAACTATTGTAATGTCATTCATATTTTTCTTGCTACAAATAAAATACTATTATACTCTTTTTTTGTATTAATGTCAAGTGTTGCATATTGAAAATCTGAGGTTAACTTTTTACTATACTCTATACCATAAGATATATTTTCCACATCTTCAATAATTAAAACACCACTTCGGTTTAATTTATTTACATATAAATCTAAAAACTGTAAATGACTTTCTTTTGTGTGTGGGCCGTCATCAATAATTATATCAAAATTTGGCAATGCATTTACCAAATCAGGATTATAACCACTCGCTTCATACAATTTTATTCTATTATTGCCTGCGGTAGAACTTTTACATCGTTTAAATCTTGCATCTTGGCCACTATCAACACCATATATTGTTGCATGAGGAAAATAATCCGACCATAATAACAAACTACCACCAGAAGCACAACCAATTTCTAAAATATTAATTTGTTTGTTCTTATATTTCTCAAATTCAAAGGTATAGAATTTACTTATATATTCATGACTAGGATGTTCTTTGTCTGTGTCCAAATACCTAGGCCGATTTTGTTCATAATGTGATAAAAGTGAGTACATCATTATTCTCTGGCCAATAATATTTTTTATAGTTGTTGATGATTTCAATATGTTCAGGTTGATCTTCTACAAATTTATCAAAATCAAAACCTTTTTGGTGATGATGTGTATCTGTCAAATATGGATTAACACTATAATCTTTTCCACACAACATATAATAAACTACCATATAACAATCCATAAATCCTAGTGGGTTATATTGTTGTTGAAACTTATCGTGATTATTCTTAAACCAAGCAATTACTCTATCATGGTTATTCAAAAAGGTAGACACTTTGAATATTGATCCTCCACCACAACCATATTGATTTGTTAATGGCCTTTTGCCAGAAAATTCTTCAATACTATCAATAATAAAATCAGGAATAATATTACCAATTCTAATATCGTGTCCTGCCATCTCCCAAGCATCTTCAATAGACAATTGTTTTTTAATCCAAACATCGTCTTCCATCATCATTATATGTGAAGTGTTACAATTTTGGCAAGCTAATTTAAATCTTTCAAACCATAACAGTAGTTTTTTTAAATCGTAACTAGGATATCCAACTTTTACAGAAAATGGATAATAATCACATTTATTGTTCAGTCCAATTTCAGATAAATCATCAGCAGCATCTGAGCCTAAAAAATAATAAGCATCTGGATAATGTTTACGATTATTTTCTACTATTTTTTCTGTGGATATTTTTTTACCTGTTGAGGCGAGGTGACAAAAAGAAACATCAGTCATTACATTAACCTGTCTTTCCATGTTTTAGGAGTTTTTTCATTGATAATCTCCACTGGATAAGAATAGTCAAATTCTCTAGGACCTTTTTTCTTAATGTATGATACAGTTTCTTGAATAGACTTTTCTAATGTAGTTTTGGTTTCATATTGTAGTAACCATCTTGCCTTATCAGCAGAGCAATCTGCGTGTTTAACTTCTCTTGGTCGGTCTGGCACATGAATTGCTTCACCTTCAAATCCAGTTTCTTTTGCAACCAATACTGCCAATTCTTTAATTGAGATTGTACCATCATCAGGACCAATGTTGATAATTTCACCAACAACCTTTGGATCCAATGCCATCTTCTCCAAACAATTAATACAATCAGCAATGTACGAGAAACAACGAGTTTGATTGCCGTCACCATAAATGATTGCAGGTTTACCACGGAGATTACGATTAGCCATAATACTCATTACATTACGGAATGGATCATCAAACTTTTGGCGAGGACCAACGATGTTATGTGGTACAGCAATGTTCCATTCCATGCCGTGTGTTTCTGCAAGAATCTTTAATACATCTTCACCAGCAACTTTTGCAACACCATATGGGTCTACTGGTCGTGGTGCCATATCTTCTGTAAATGGATGTGGTTGATTACCATATCTTGCCATTGAGGTACAATATACGAATCGTTTTACTTTGTTTTGTATTGCTGCGGAGATTGTTGCAACAGAGGCTTCAAAAATATTTTTGGTAATAAAACTAGGACTGAATACAGAAAGGCCTTCATGTGCAGTAGCAGCAGTATGAATTACAATATCACAACCTTCCATAACATATGTCATCTTTTCAATATCACAACAATCGACAACATATAATTTTGCTTTCTTTGGAACATTGTCACGATAACCACCAATAAGAGTGTCATTACCAAGAACTTCGTGTCCTAAATCCAACATTCTATCTGCAAGGTGGCTACCTAGGAAACCTGCAATTCCTGTAATAAAGATTTTCATTATACTCTCTTTAAAATTGTTAAACCATTATTATTAGTTCTTCTCTCAATCAGTTGCCATTCTGGATGTGAGTCGATAAATTCTTGAACAGCTGGCCAGATACCTTTGCCACCAAATTCACCATTGTCTGCAAATAGTGTGGTATCATGAAACAACAGATACTTTTTTACTTTACCAGCGTGCAATTCCAGTTCAGTTTTTACTTGTTCATAAACATGTAAACTATCTACCAACATAATATCGGTTTCTGCAATTTCTACTTTGCGTGTATCATCAATATGTAGTGTTGCATTTCGGCCAGATTTTTTTGCTTGAATAAAAAAGTCGATAATTCCCGGCAAAGGTGAATATTCGTAACTGTGTAATTCAACATCATGTCGTAAAAAGGCTCTAGTGCTTTGAGCCCAACCCACACCAAGTTCTGTTGCGTGTTTACATTCCGAAGTTAATTCCGATATGATAGGTAAATGTTCGTGTATGTCTGTAACTCTCACACACGCATCTTGATATTCTTTTTCAAAGTCCATTATGTTGTCCTAAAAGTAATTAAATCTTCTTGCCCATATTTTTTCTCAACAAACTTTTTCCATTCAGGTACTCGGTCATATTGATGCACAATACAGAAAGGTTGTCCCAAAGATGTTTTAACAACACCCTCCTCAAATTTAGGCTCAGCTTCCAGTAGGTTTGGCCTAAACTGTTCTATTTTGGATGGATCTACTGTTGTGCCGGCCTGGCATGCCCATCCATCCAATTGATATGCAAAATAAGTAATGTCGCTATACGGCACAGTATTGATTAACACATTGTATACCGCTTGGTCAACGATAGGAATTGGACGATTGGTGGCATTAGTGAAGATGTTGAACACTAAGTCTTTAACATACTCCGATTCACCACCAATCGTTCCTACATTGTATATTACATTATCTTTGAATAGATTGTGTACATACGGACCGTAGGCTTGCATTAAGTTCTCATTACCCCAAGGCTCATCTTTGTATCTCATACCTTCTGAACCGGCAACCAATTTACAGGATCCTAGATTGTTCTCTAACCATTGAAACGGATTCATTTGAAAGTAAACATCTTTAACATCAGTAGTAACCACATAACGATATTTGTTATGATTGGTTCTTAGGTATTCATAGATGGAGAGAAATCGGAGAACATGCACAGGAATATTTGCCTGCGGCATATCAACTAAAATGAAGTTTCTTTTTGTTAATTCATTTTTAGTTTCTTGTGAAGCATTACCAACAACCATCACCTTTTCGATATTGTTTGAACCCTGTAGTTTATCAATCGATTCAACCCAAGGTTTTAATTGATTGTAATTGTAATTTGTAAATGCACCAATGATTAAATCTTTTTTGCTCGCCATGGGAAAACTCCATTATATTTTTCATTCATTATTTTATTACCATTTTCAAAGAATTCTGCCGTAACAGAACCTTGGCCACCATCTACTCTATAACAAGTTGAATATTCACCTGTGCAATAGAATTTAGGAAAGTGTTTTGTGATTGCTTGTAAAAACACTCTATCTTGTCCCCAACCACCGTGCCAAACACTTGCGAGTTTGATTGCCACATCAGTTTTAATAAAGTAACAATTAGTATCTATGTGATGATGGCCATGATATGTTGGCCAGATACCAAGAGATTCACAATCATCAAAAGCAACCATCTTACCTTGTTTGTTATATATTTGTCGTAGAGAATAACACCAATCTAAATTTGTTGAGTTAATTGTTTTGATGCAGTTTTCCACATGAGACCGATATAACCAATTATCTTGGTCTAGGTACCCAACATACTCTGTATCGATTAGGTGCGTGAAAGCCGCATAGACACGGTGACCATAGAAACCTTTGGCACCGACATTGATTGGTAACGAACAAATGTATACTCGTTCATCATTCACGGTTGAATCTAACACTTCTAATGTTTTTTCTACATTCTCATCACCATCAATCACAACATAACATTTGGTAGGATGACTTTGATTCAGAACAGATTCAACGGCAGTTTTAACTTCTGGTGATCCAGTAGTTGGTATAATCACGGTAGCAGACATAATTTAATCTCTAGTTAATTTTAATATTCTTTCAATTTGTTTTTCAATAATCGGTTTACGATTAGGCCAATATATGTATTCTTTGTCTCCAGTCGAATACAACTTCTGAAGAAAAGGAATAATCATCTTCTCTACTTCTTGTAGTCTAACTTTGTAATCATCAGCCGTTTCAGCTGTCTTATTGATAACAGCATTATATTCTTCTTCACTTACAGCAGAGAAACCAAAATCATCTTCAATGCCAGCATACTCTTTTGCGAGTTTGTCAAAATCAATTAATCCCATTACTTTTTCACTCCACGATATAATAATTTTAACATTGCTAAAGCACCCAACTTACCTTTTCTTTTTTCTGCTCTATATTCAGAATCGCTGCGTATGGTCATTAATAAAGTAAGTTTTTTTCCTTTTGAATCTGAAACATCAATAAACCATTCTTGAACGGAGTTTTTGTTTATGTAAGCGTGAACCTTTGTAACTTTACTTAAAAAATTAACCAACTTATCGCCTTGTTCTTCGGCTTTATTTCCAATCGCTTTAACAAGTATGAGTGGTACCTCTTGTGGTTTTTCTAAACGAAATTCTTCATTAATCCATTGCTTAGTTACTTTAACACTAGAATTAATTATTTTAACAAGAGCTTCTTTACTGGTTTTATTTTGTAACTGATAAAGCCTATCAAATTCGTCAGGATCAGATTTAAATAGTTTTAAAATTGCGGCATCCATTTCTGGATTTATTTTAGCAGTTCTGCCTTCACTATAATAATTATTTTTTGTTACACTTTTTGGTAAACCAGGAACTTTAGAGTATACATTTTTCCAAAGAGCCAATTTTAAATTATCATCTGCTTTGGGATCCAATTTTTGCCAATAAGGTTTCATTAATGTTGTTCTTACATATGAATTCAATTTTGGTTCAGAAGATTTTAAAGTTCCTGCTTTTAAACTTATACCAGCAATTGATTTATCTGCAAATATTAAGAATATGTCACCTGCATGATTACTTGGAACACCTGCTGGCTTTGCACGATAACCCCAAACGGCTTTAGATATTGGATTGGATGCATCAGTTTCATACAAATATTGTGTGATACCAAATGCGTTATCCAATTTAGTCTTTAACATTTTTGGTTCAATTAAAGTGAATGCTTGATTTATGAACTTTTCAGCTTGCTTGATGTCCGATGTCATTGAACTGGCTACAAAGGTTTTTTTAGAATTTGGACTATTCAGATTAACTTTATTAATAAAATTGCTTAGTTCATCGGTAGTTCTAGGAGGTCTACTGTTATTGTTGAACCAAAGTGCAGGAAACAATTCGGTAATTGTTGAATTTACTGTAGTTTGTTCGCCACCAGATAGATACTTCGGCATTTAAATCTCCATTAATTGAGAGTATTTATTATATATCATTAACGGATAATTTGTATATCTTTTCCTGATGTCCATATTTCCAGTTCACTTCTCAATCTACCTTCAGACTTTAATGTATCATAACGGTTACTGGCTTTTTGTTTCCACCATTGTATCACATTTTCTAATTCGTGTTTATGGTAGTTTTCACCAGGTGAAAGTGTGTCTGTCTTGCAAGTTATGTAATCAACCATATTTTTATAACCATAATCGGAAACATAATATCGTTTCTGTTCTGTCAACTTTTTAGCGTTTGCAATCGTTGTATCAAATGCAACCAATTCATCTGTGTTCTTTAATGCAGCTCTAGTTAAAGATATCATCTTCATTGAGATTTTTAGTTTACGACTAGAGATACCATCTTCTACAAACTTACCAATTTTTGATTCAACAAATGCAACCAAATCAGAATATGGTTTACCACGCATCATAGGCAAAAAATCTGATTCTGTCAAGCCCTTATATCGAATATATGGTTTCATACCATCATACTGTGAAGATGCCTTTGTTGAACCATATAGACTTGTGGTCTCAAACAAACACATATTCATATTGTATTTCTTGTTTACCAGTTCTCTTACTGTGTGACTGGTACAGATGGCAGCCAGTAGTTTGCCACCAAGATAATTATAACCAAATGGTTGTGCTGGTACAATAACAAACCCCATCATTGCGGAGTCATTGAAGCGTTTACCCCACTCAGGTTGTTGCGTAAACACTTGTCCAAGCATTTCATTTCGTGGTCGACAGTTGATGACAGGTGAACCTACTCGAATGAAACCTGCGAACTTTCCTGAGTTCTTTTCTTTAACGGCAAGTTTTAGTTGACGACCAACAGGTGCAATATTGATATGTGAACTGGTAATACTCAACAATGTTTCCCATGTATCACTTGGAATCTCCAACACTTCCAGATCCATATCGTTAGGATGCATTGAAAAATCAGAGAACAAATCTTCTTCGATTGGAAATAATGGATTGATTGAGATTTCGGAAAGAGAGGCTAGTTTCTGGTCACGCATGTAATCATCAATACGGCCAAAATTACCAAAGTAATCTTGGAATACCTTAGCAACATGAATACCATCTTCTTTACTTAACATCATACTTTAAAGCCTTCAAATTTCTTTTCATGTTTAATTTTGTTGTGAGCACCAATACCAGAATGGCCAGCATCAGCAATACCTATTTGTGCTGATTGTTCAATGTCAAACAATTTCATCTTTGCACGGTCAACACCAAGAGTGAATCGTTTATGAAATGTTGGATCATTGTATCGATTCTTCAATTGTTTTACCATAATCTGGCCAAGTTCTTCCAGTTCTTCAGAAGAAATCAAAGCAAACATTAAGTCGGCGGTTGCAGGTAACCCGAATGACTCACTCGTATCTTCCAAGCCAGGATCGCTCGATGTAAATCCACTCCTTGTAGTCTGTGTAGCAGATACAATAGGAACATTATGTTCAACCGCAAGGCCTCTAAGTTCTTCTGCGATTGACTTAACGTAAGTGTAAGAGTTAATATTCGCACCAGCCTTGATACGAGAAGAACAACAGATATTAAGATAATCAATAAAGATAATGTCAGGTACGAAAGACCTTTTGAGATTGAGTTCATTTAGTAATGTTCTGAAGTGTGTTACGGATGCTGAAGCAGTTGGGTACTCTTTAATGATAAGTTTGCCGGTACATTTCTCACGAACACGAGCAACCTTCTTGTCATATAAATCTTTAGGTAGTTCCATCAAATCATCAAGTGAAACATTCAATAAGTTTGCATCTATTCTTTCTGCAATCTTTTCTTCAGCCATTTCAAGTGTGATGTACAAAACATTCTTGCCTTGTACCATTGCACCTGCGGCCACATGACACATAAACAAACTCTTACCAACACCCGTTCCAGCCAACGCAATATTGAGGGTTTTTGTAGGTAGTCCGCCTTTTGTAATCTTGTTAAAATAGTCCAAGTCAAAGGGAATTCGTTCTTCTTTTCTATGATAAAAATCATAACGCTCGTCAGAATCATCAAGGTAATCGTGCCCTACTGAGTTGTCGAAAGAAATGGCCAAAGCGTCCGATAATATCTTGGGAATCGCACCTTTATCATTCGTTTTGTCTTTGCCATCGAGAATTGAAATAGACCCCAATACTGCATTATATATGGCCTTCTCTTGGCAGAACGATTCGGTTTTGTCAACAAGCCATTGAATCTTGGTTTCTGTTTGGCTATTAGCTTCGATTTCTTTAAGATAAGATTCACATCTCTTAACTTCGTCATCCGTGAGATTACGCCTTTCTTTGACGGCAATATCAATTGCTTCAACCGATGGCGCAGCATTGTAAGTTTCCGTGAACGATGTAATCTCATTAAATAAAGTTTTCTCTACGCTATCACTAAAATATTCTGTCTTTAAAAATGGTAAAACTTTCCGCAGAAATTCTTCATTATAAATCAGGGTTTTTAATATCGTCTGTTCCAGTTTCATCCACTATTTCCTGCTCAATATTATTTGACATCAATTCGACAAGCAAATCACCTAGGTAATCTTTAAACTTGCCATCTTTCTCCAGTTTCTTAGGAGTATCTACGGTAGATTCTAACACATCGTAGGCGAAAAGTAAATAGATTTGTTCATTTTCTTCTTTAAACTTTACCTTGCCGTATTTGAAGATGGTATCTTTATATGGTCCATCTAGTAATCTGATGTTTACCGCAGTACTGTCATCTTTGGGATAGATGAAACAATAATCAATACCTTCTGTCATCATTCAGCTCCATTCATCGTTTCAACTTCATCAAATATGTTATCATTGCCGCCTTGCATGATTTCACCGGAAGCAATTTGATATTTGTCAGCAACAAATTTTTGAAACTTTTTACTTTTCAATATTGGTAACCAAAAGTCTGCCGTGTCAGTTTCTTTGATACGATATTTTTTATCTTCAATCACACCATCTTCATCTACTTTCGAGTACCAGCCATTAGAAGGTTTAACAACAAATCCACCATCGAGTGCAATATCAAGTAACCCACTCCAACGGCTAATACCACCATCAAAAGATACAGAAACGGGGATTTTTGATTTTTCTTTGACATATCTGGATTTCTCCACGTTGATTATGAAATTATAACCAACAACTTCTGTACCTTCTTTTTCTTGTTGTCGGCCAAGGATAAAGATGTTGTCAGCAGAGTAATATGAACCTGTTCCGCCACCAACAATTGCTTTCGGGAACATACCAATTTCCATGTATGTATGATTAACTACAATCATGGGAATATCTTTCATGGTGAGATGTGGTGTCACCATTCGAAATAATGATTTAACTTGTTTTGCACGGGACATATCAGCAACTGATTTGCCCTCAAGTGCATCATCAACTTCTTTTTTGGATGCTAAGTTACCAATAGAATCGATAATAATAATTAATTTATCGGTTCGTTCTAAGCTAGTCAACTGTTGCATCACATCAAATTTTAATTGTTCAATATCAGTAAGAGGGGTATGTAATACACGATTAGTATCAATACCAAAGGAATCAAAGTAGGATTGCGGCGTTCCAAACTCCGAATCATAGAATAACAAAGCTGCATCAGGATATTTGTCCAAGTAAGATTTGGCCATCAATAATGAAAATGCAGTCTTAAAATGTTTGGATGGACCTGCCCACATTGTAAGACCTGGTGTCAAACCACCATCGAGTTTACCACTCAATGCCACATTAATGATTGGCACCGATGTTGGAATCATGTCCTTCTGTGTGAAGAACTTTGATTTGGATAGAATAGCCGATTCTTTGATTGAACTATTCTTTTTGATTTTATCTAATATACTCATAACTCACCTTTTTAAAAGTTACCACCATCTAATTCATTTTTCTTTTCACGAAAGGCCAGTTCAGCCTTCTCATCATACTTACTTATATCTTCTACTTTATTGGATTTTCTATTAGGAAATCCTCGTTTCGGAGTTAAAGGAAGATCCGTTCCTTTGATAGTTGCATTGAGGTCAACTTCTTCACTTTTTGGTTCAATATTCTCCTCGATTGAAGTGATATTTTCTTTTTCGATTTGAATAGTATCGTCTTGCACTTTATCGTCCGGCCGTTCTTCAATATTTTTATTATCCACTTCAGTTTTAGGTAATGTGGTATTTTTTTCCTCATGTGGTTTCTCCGGTACTAATCCATTTAACTCATCAGACCTTTGTTTAATTGACATGTTTGCTGCTATCAATAATAACACAGCTAGAGGGTCAAATACAACCATAATTAACATGATTACCAGTCTAACTGCCTTATCTAAACCATTTTCATCATCGGTACCATAAATCATATCACCAATATATTTGATAGGACCAACTTCTGCCTCAAGTTTATTGTTCTCTTTTAATAATGGTAATTTTTGTTTATTGAGTTGTGACAGTTCTCTTTGGGTATCTTGAATCTGTCTATCCAATCGATTACTGGCTGTCGATGGATCTTTAGCACGAGCCAACAAATAATCCAACCGTTCTTTTATAATCTTCTCTTGTTGTAAAATGGTTTTAATTTCAACCGAATTAACACCAGCATCCATTGTAGAATCTATATGTGCCTTAGATAAGAAGCCAAAGATACCCATACTGGTGATTATCATTAGAACCACAACAGAAAATGTTAGGTAAGATTTTAACAGTATTGGACAAGTTTTCCAGTTACGATAAAGCCATGATGCAGTAACCAATTTACTCATTTCCAAAACAGAACCCATGAAAACGATTGGCCAAAAAGCACCAGTAAAGATTGCAGCCAATCCAATAATAGAATAATAGGCTGCAATACCAGAAAGTAATAATGCTGAAAGAAGTGTTAAAATTATCATGAGTATCATGAGAAGAAATCCTCTATCGAACTAGTTTTTTCTGTTGACCACTTCATACAATCTAAAATCACTTTGATTGGTTCAAGAAACGCTTTATCGAATTGCATATCATAATCGATGTATTGTTGCATTTCAAATTCTTTAGGTAAACGAGATGGATATGAGATGACAGTATCTTTAAATGGATTAGGCATTTTTAGGTAAGTAAACTTAACCTTTTCACCTTCTTGAATAAGTGGATATTTTTTGGTGAGGTTCAATCGTTTTAGATTGGTGTTATAGATAATCGCACCTTTAACATGAATTGGTGTGCCTTTTTTATAAAGGTTAACTGTATCTGAATAGGTATTTAGGCCATTCAATCCACGAGGAAAAGAAATTTCTTCTACTGGCAAAGTCTTAAACTCTTTTCTAAAATCAGCAATGAATTTATGAATATCCTCTTGCGTACCATTCACCATCAATTGAATTGCTTCTTTCATTTTCTCACGAATGGCAGATGGTGTAGATGACTTAATCATCTCAAGACCCATCACCTTCATCTGTGGTTCGTTATACTGAACACCTTCATTGTTATACACATTTAGAATGTAACGCTTTTTGGCCGTCCAAATACCTTTATTGGAAAGGCCTTCTCGTTTCATTTGCATTTTTTGGTCATAAGCATGAACATACGTAGCAAGCTCTTGATAACTCTTGTCAATAAATGGTTGTAACTTTTCTTCACACACCTTGTCCATGAAGGCGATAACTTGTTTAACGTCAGTCTGGTTTGGATACACCTTCTTAACAAGTTCACCAAGGTGGAGATAAATCGAATCTGTGTCAGAGGCGATAACATAATCTTCTTCCGTTTTCAATAAGTTGTTCATGTATTGGTTGATCTTGTTTTCAATCCAACGAATACTTAATTGTCCAGCAGTCGTAACGCCAAGAGCCATTCGCAAATCATAGAAACGGAAATACTGGCTACCCAAAGCACCGTAAGCAGAGTTGAGAGATACTTTTTTTGCCAATTGAATATTGTTGTATTTCGCAATTCGTTTCTCGATTTCATACTTTTTAGATTCATCTGTTTGATTCTCATACTCCTGTTTCGCAGACAACATCATCTTTTTAAACTTACTTCTATCTTGATACATTTCTTCCATCATTTTAGGTAAGAAACCTTGAATGTCTGTGCGGAAGAATTGTCCATTTGGAGTGATGGTAACATTTTCTAATCGAGAAGTGTCAACCGATTTAGTCAAAAGTTTGTCAACAGAAACGCCTTGTGATAAAACATTCCTCATCTCTTGTGTATAATCTTCAGGCTCGATCAGAGTTTCTGGAGAAATATTATACTGCATCATCAAATGTGGATAGAGTGAGTTCAAATCGAAACTGGCAACCCAATCATGTAATCCTGTTTTTGGTGTCTTAACATATGCGCCCTCAAACATTCCATCTTTTTCTTTTACTTCTCTTGGTGGAACAATGATGTTCTTCTCACGCAAATAGGAATAAGTCATTGCGTCCCACATACGAGTCTGTGCAAAAATATCTTCATAGTTGGATTTTGTGTCGTAGGCCAAAGTTACACCTAGTTCCAACAGTTTCAACTTTTCTTCAAGTCGAACAATCAACTCAACGTCTTTGATGTTATACTCAACAAACTTTTGATAGTTCAAACGATACAAGGCATGTAGATTATCATATTCATCATACGCAATCTTACCTTCACCCAACTCAACCTGTGCAATGTTATCCAAACGATAGGATTCTTGTGACTTACCGCCTGGTGCATACCATTTGTACAGTTCAATATAATCGAGTGCTGCAACACCAACAATGTCATAAGCAATTAACTCACGACCATTGATTCGTGTTTTTCTTTCGGTAAGATACTTCCAAGGAGACAAGGTTTTAGTTTCATCTTCACCTAAAATTTTACGAAAACGATTGATGATGTAAGGTACGTCAAAGAACTTGGTGTTCCAACCAGTAAGAATATCAGGACATACTTTTGTCCAGAGTGCCATAAATTGTTTACATAAAGAATATTCGTCTTTACATTTTACATAAACTTCTTCACCTTGTGTGACATAATCACCACAGCCAAACACATAAGTTTTGCCGTTAAGATACTTAATTGCAATTGCTGTGATAGGTTCGTTTGCTTCATACGGATCAGGAAAGCCATTCTCTGAACCGACCTCAATATCAATTACAGCAATTAAGACCTTATCTTGGTCATAGTCAACCATTCCTTGATGTTGATCGGCAATAAAAGCATATTCAAATCGTGTTTGTCCATAGACTTTAGAGGCACCAGACACACCATCGAATTGCTTGATGTAATCTCTTGCCTCTTTAGTTGTACCAAATACTTTTTGGTCTAGATAATCACCAGTAAGTGTGGTGAAATTGGTGACTCGTTTGGATGGTAGAAAAAGAGAAGGTGAATATTCAATTCTCTGTTTTACTCTTTTGCCATCCTGAATGCCTCGATAGAGTATGTTGCTACCGAAACATTGAACATTAGTGTAGAATGATGAACTCAATTTAACCTGTAATTAAAGTTTTTTGTGGAGGAAGAACAATACCAGAACCAAAAATTTGATTGTAGTTCGTGATAAAATCTTCCGCAGGAACATAGGAGTATACTACATTCTTCTTAGCTAAGGCAACCACGGCATTTGTTTTTTGTTCGGCATGAATGGGAAATGGTGCGAATCCCACAGATGGTTGCCCGTCTTTACCACGAACCACAGCGATACCAACAGGATTGGTTATCACAAATTCAGTTTCAGATTCAGATTCAATCTCTCCAAGTACATCTTCACCAGTTATTAGTTTAAGTGCTAAAATTTTCATAGTTATTATCTCCAGAGCGAATATATTTAAAAGTTATTTAATGCACATCAAATTTGGTATAAATAAGTGTGTACTGAAATTTATATTGATGATTTACTGATTATATATCAATAACCAACGATTGTCAATATAAAAATGGACTTTTTTAAGATTGTTGCCGAATTAGGTTTCCCAATGGCCGCAGCGTTTGCGGCAGGTTACTTTGTGTTCCTAACTCTAAAATTTATTCTGGCCGGTGTTACCGGTTCTGTCAAAAGTTTAAGTGGTATTATTACCGCCTTAGACAATCGTGTTAAAACAATGAACCATGATGTTATCAGAATTGATACTCTAATGTCAAGTGCTATGGGTGTCAAACCTGATATCGACCGTATTGCTCGTGCAGACGGCAAGAATGATGCTAGGAGAGATTAAATGATGTATGTAGACTATGTTCTAGATATTGGAGAAAATGCTCTTATTCTTGACAGAGATTTAAAATTAAAAGAACAAACAAATGAAAATGTTTATGGTAATTTACCAGCATCTTGGAAACAAGGAGATTTGTTTGAAATAAAAGTTGGTTCGACTGGTCGTGTGTCCTTTGTAAAAAGACATTAATAAAAAATGGATATAGTAGAATTAGTTAACAAATATGGTTTCCCAATTGTTGCTGCTGGTGGCATGGGTTACTTCATTTATTATGTGTGGACTTGGGTAACAAAAGAAATTAAACCCGTTCTTAGTGAAGCCAGTGGTGTTTTGATTGCCTTGATTGACCGTGTCAGGATGTTAGATAATGATTTGATAAGATTGAATCAGAAAATTAACATCGTATTAATGATGCGAGAAATTAAAGAAGATGAAAAACATAAAAAAGATTCTAGTAATCCTCCTACTGATTAGTTCAAATTCATATGCATCTGAGTTAATTCATCAATTCAATTCACCCGCTTTTAATGGTATAGGTTGGTCAACCCATGTTTTAACTATTGAAACAATTGAAGCACAACGTAAAGCAAAAATTAAAGATGAACAAAAAGCAGCTTCTGATAAAGCTGAACGAGAATCAAAAAATACAAATTTATCAAAGTTTTTGGTTAATGTAGAATCTCGTATTTACGCACAGTTATCAAAACAATTAGCTGACGCAATGTTTGCCGAAGGTGGCGGTACTTCGGGTTCTCTGGATTTTCAAGGAACAAATATTTCTTGGGTTAAAACCGGAGTTGATGTCACATTAACAATCACTGAAACCAACGGGAATCGAACCGACATTACTGTTCCCATAGCCTCATTTTCATTTTAATATGAATAAACTTATAGTGTTATTCATAATTACTATGTTATCTGGATGTGCAAACATTCACATGATGGCATCTCAAGAAGAACCAATAAAACTTGAGCCACGAAAATCATTAGTAGAAAGATTGCCAGAACTTGATGGTCCTCCATTAACTATGGCAGTTTATGGGTTTAGAGATTTAACTGGCCAAAAAAAATCAAGCGAAAGATTGGCGTTATTTTCTTCCGCAGTTACACAAGGATCTGAAGTGTTTTTAATTAAAGCACTACAGGATTCTAAAGGATGGTTTAAAGTTGTTGAACGAGTTGGTCTCGATAATCTTATCAAAGAAAGACAACTAATACGCAATCAGCGTGACGTATATGAAGGTAAAGATGCAAAGCCTTTAAGGCCATTGTCTGTTGCTGGTATAGTAATTGAAGGTGGTATAGTTGGTTATGATACCAATATTCGTTCAGGCGGAAATGGAGCACGATTTTTAGGAATTGGTGGTAGTCAACAATATCGAGTGGATGAAGTAGTCATTTCATTAAGAATCGTAAGTGTGGCGTCAGGAGAAGTATTGCTGACGACTGCTGTATCAAAAACTATTTACAGTACCGCTCACAATGTAGGAGTTTTAAGATTTGTTGACCAAGGAACAAAATCACTTGAATTAGAAAATGGCGCTGCATTGAATGAACCAACAACATATGCTGTTCGAGTTGCCATTGAACAAGGCGTATACGAGTTGATTATGGAAGGAGAAAGAAAAGGTATCTGGAAATTTAAAAAGGAAAACAAATGAAAACTAGAACGACAGGCGTTTGCGGGTTGTCGAGCAAAGTACTCGCAGTAGTATTAATGACTGTTCTTGGTTTGAATATCGTTAAGGCAAATGAATTATATTTAGACCAAAGCGGTGATAGTGCAACAATCAACATAACACAAGACGGTTCCGATAACCGAATTGGTACATTGTTAAATCCGGCCATCATTTATGGTGACTCGGTTGCTGCTACTATTACTCAACAAGGATCTAATAATGAATTGGACATGACAGTAAATGGAAGTGCTGCAGCTGTTACATTATCAACAGTTGGTAGCACAAATATACAATCGATTACATGTGGAACTTCTAGTTCTGCTGGGTGTTCTGGTGCAACAATTACCACCACTATTCAAGGTGATAATAATACAGTAACTCAAGCTCTCGGTTCAGGTGGAAATCAACGCAGCGTTGTAAGTATTGTTGGAGATTATACCAACATTACTCATAGTGCTACAGGCGGTTCTCATCAAGCCGATATTACCGTAAACTCATTGGCAACATCTGGTGCAACTAATAATATTAATGTGACACAGAGTGGTGCGATAGTGCAACAAAGTACTGTAAATGCGTCTGGCTCAGGCATTACTCTTAATATTACTCAGCAACCATAATTGTTTTGCGGCCGTAGGTAAGGTCACAGAACAATCTGGTCCAACTGAGATAGTACGCAATAAAAATTCTATTTCAGCTAAGGTTGGCTCTGGAGTAGAGATGAATGATACTATTATTACTGCAAAAGCCAAAGCAAAGCTGACCTTTGAGGACAACACGACAGTCAACATCACTGAGCAATCAAAACTTGTGGTGGATGACTTCGTGTATGATCCAAAGAAAGGTTCGGGAAAACTTGCTATGAAAGTTGTAATGGGCACTGCTCGTTATGCTAGTGGTCAAATTGCAAAAACAAATCCACAACAAGTTGCTGTGAGTACTCCTACTGCCACCATTGCAGTTAGAGGCACTGACTTTTCTATGACAGTAGATGAGTTGGGTAGAAGTATGATTATGTTGTTACCCTCTTGTGATAAGAAATCATGCGTTACTGGAGCAATCTCTGTAAAAAATGATGCGGGCGAGGTGTATATGGATCAAGCATTTCAAACTACAGTTGTCAATTCTCTATCAACTCCACCAAGTGCTCCTGTGATTGTTTTAATCGATCCAAGTAATATTAACAATCTTTTAATTGTTTCTCCACCAAAAGAAATAAAAGAAGAAGATAAATTATCCAACAATAAAATTAATCCGCTTGATGTAAACTTTTTGGATAAAGATTTATTAAAGTTCGATGAGTTGAATAAAGATTACCTAATATATGATTTATTGGGCATGAATTACCTCGATGTCGATCTATTACCAAATATGCTCGATGAGAGCAATAGAGCATTATCAGCGTCACAGGAATCTATATTAGAACAAAGTACTATGCTTCCAGGATACAATGAGGGAAGTGGATTAAAATATGCTGTAACTGAAGATGGTAAGTTGATATTAATGAAGGTTGCGGCTCACACGGCAATCGTAACGGTAAATAGAGAATCCAACCTCGTACTAAATATTACACAAGATAGTTCGCCAATATACCAAAAAGTTAATACTGGTGGTACAACTAACATTACTATTATACAAAAATGAAAAAAATATTATTCTCTCCATGGACAGCTGTAATCACATTGTTGTTATTACTTGCCATACGGATTGCAGACCCTATTTTTTTGGAATCTGTTCGACTTCGTTATTTCGACCAATTAATAACCTCAAAGGAGACAACTGTATCTCAACAGGTACATGTTGTAAATATAGATGACGAAACTATTCGACAAAAAGGACAATTCCCGTTCCCTCGCAGAGAATATTCCAAACTTATTAATGATGTTTATGCTCGTGGTGCTGGGCTGGTTGTCTTTAATATCTATATGCCTGAGTCTGACCGTTTTGGTCAAGATTTGGATTTAGCACAAACATTTAAACAAGTTCCTGTTGTTATACCACATACAGGCACAAATGACACACACTTCAAACAGAAACATACACCATTTAGGCCAGGTGTTTCCGTAATTGGTGGTGAAGATGTAGGAATAAAATATGAAAACATTGAACCTAATATACAATCATTTAATTCAACTGCTGCTGGCGTTGGCATTGTTAATACCTTACCAGAACTTGATGGCGTTACCAGACGAGTTCCTATGGTCGTCAGCTCACAACAAAAGTTGTATCCGAGCATTAGTCTTGAAACATTGCGGGTCGCCAGCGGAGACCCAAGTTTCCAAGTCAAAGTTACTGAATACGGAATCGAAGCCGTCAGAATTCCAAAATTTGGTAAAATTACAACGGACAACATGGGTCGAATTTGGGTTGACTGGTCAACAAAACCAATTCAACATAGTGCCAACAACTTACCCAATGATTTCAAAGGAGGAATTGTCATCATCGGTGTTACCGCAAAGGGTCTTAACAACCCTGTCGGAACATCTATGGGGTCAGTCTATCCACATTATTTACAAGCAGCCGTATTAGATACTGTAATTTCAGGTACTAATATATCTCGAACAGATTATGCTGACGGTGCAGAAATATTATATACATTTATTGCTTGCTTATTAGCTCTTTTCTTTACGAGGTATACGCATGGATACATCGCACCAATCACAATTGCCGTATTTACTTACTTTGGCACCAAACAATTATTTTTGGGACACCAATATCTTTTTGATGCTGTATTTCCTATACTCACCATTACGCTTTGTTACGCTCATGGATACACAGTCAAATTTTTGTCCGAGCTCAAACAAAAACTCCAAATCAAAAAACAATTTGGAACATATTTGTCTCCAGCACTAGTAGAAAAATTGCAGAAGAATCCAGAACTGTTAGTTCTTGGTGGAGAATCAAGAGAACTTTCTATTATGTTTACGGATGTTCGTGGATTTACAACAATTTCCGAACACTATGGTAAAGATGTTCAAGGTCTTACTAAGATTATGAATCGATACATGACTGCAATGACAGCAAAGATTATAGAGAACAATGGAACATTAGACAAATATATTGGTGATGCTCAAATGGCATTTTGGAACGCACCTGTAGATGAACCCAATCATGCTAAGATGGCAGTTAAAACTGCATTACAGATGATGAATAGTTTAGATGAATTTAATAGAGAAATTGAGCAAGAAGGTATTCCTGCCTTTGGTATGGGTTTAGGTATTAATACAGGCACCGTTGTTGTTGGTAATATGGGTTCAAGTCAACGATTTGATTACACTTGTCTTGGTGATTCGGTCAATTTAGCATCAAGACTTGAAGGACAAAGTAAACCCTATGGTGTTAAAATTATTCTTGGACCACTCACAGCTGAACAAGTAAAAGATGAATATTCTGTTGTTGAATTGGATTGTATTGCTGTTAAAGGTAAAAAAGAAGGAGTTAAAATATAT